ATGGAACTTCTATAGCCACACAAAAACGCGGAGTTACGGACGGGCAACGGACTCCGCAATCAAAAAGCATAACACCATGACCAAAACAATAACCCTGCCGATCCCATCTCCAAAGCTATCTCCAAACGCTCGCATTCACTGGGCGCAACGTTCAAAGCTCGTTAAAGCCGCCAGAACGACCGCCAGACTGCTCGCACAGGCTCAGGGCGTATCACCAGCAACACCGATTCACTCTTATCGCCTGCGCTTCATCTGGAAGGATAAACGTCGGCATGACCGCGACAACTCATCTGCCCAGTGCAAGGCGTTTTTAGACGGCATCGCAGACGCAACCGGACAGGATGACGCGGACTGGCTCTTTTACGGCGTGGAGTTTGGCGAACCGGACAAGCGTAACCCACGGATTGAAGTGATTATTGAAACAGATGACTAAGACCGCCGCTATGACGCGGCTCTAAATAAGACGGCTCTTATTTTGCAGTCAAGACAATTCTTAGCATGAACCCTTATTGAGATTTGGTTTAAATAAGAATCATTTAGAGCTAGGTAGACATTTATAAAAACATCTTATATATTTCAAATAGTTCCTTGCAGGGAACTAGGTTTTGAGATACATAAGAACATATTTTAAGAGGTTCGCCGGAAGACGTGTATCTCAATTCCCTGCAAAGAATTTTTCCTTCCGGCGAGCCTCTCCTTTTTTCAGGTCGGACGTTGTGAATTGTCCGAGATGTTATGAGCCTGTACACCGAACAGGGTACACGCCGACAGAATCAAGCCGCGATAGTTCAACTATCATTTACCGCCATGTCGAAAGACGGATTGCACGGATATAGAGGGTACAGGATGACCGCCCCTCAGCGCACAAGCTAACCGTGTTCAATGTTCCTAACCCTCAGCTTTATACGGATGAGTTAGAAAACAGTCCTCCCGAAAGGGGGGATTGTGTAGCCTTCAACTCGCATTACCGGATAAGCTTTATTGAAACTGTGTATAAATAACAGTTGACACAACCAACAGCTTTCTGTAAGCATTTCGGTATGAGCAAAACCGATGGCAAATCAGGCGCAGGCAGGCCTACAAAACACACTGAAGAGCTTTTAGAAAAAGCCCGTGAATATCTTTTAGTTTACGAAAGCAAAGGCGAGGTTGTGCCGTCAATCGTAGGGCTGGCTTTTCATTGCAAGATTGCGAAACAGCGCGTTTATGACTGGATAAAAGACGAAGAAAAAACAGAATTTCGGGACATCGCAAGAGAAGTTGAGCAAGTTCAGGAGCTAAAACTAGCCTCCGGAGGCCTAACAAATGTGTTTAACTCCAACATTACCAAGCTCTTACTTAGCAAACACGGCTATAGCGACCGGCAAGAGGTTGACCACACCAGCGGCGGCGAGAAGATCAGCAAGCTCGAAATCACAATGGTCTAAATTATGTCCTTGGCAAAAGTAAGCCTTCCGAAGTGGTCTGACATTCTGCTAAATCAGCAGGCAGATTACAAAGTTATTCACGGCGGTAGAGGAAGCGCGAAAAGCTGGGCGGCGGCAATGTGTGCGGTCATCAAAGCCATGCAGCGAAAACGGTTTATTCTCTGCACCCGCGAAGTACAGCTGTCCATTGCCGATTCCAGCAAGCGCACAATCGAAAAGCAGATTGAACTTTTAGGCGCACAATCTGAGTTCGAAACAACCCTCAACAGTATCACGCACATTTCAACCGGCTCAGAGTTTCGGTTTCGTGGCTTAAACGACATTCGATCATTTGAAGGCGTTGATATTGTCTGGATTGAAGAAGGGCAGGCAATCAGTCAAAAAAGCCTTACAGACCTGCTCCCAACCATTCGCGGCAAAGGTTCGGAGCTTTGGATAACGATGAACCGGCAGACGGAGAATGACCCCGTTGACAAGCTGTTTCTGCAAGGTTCGACCCCGCCAAACACAATCATACGCAAGGTGAACTTCGATGAAAACCCGTGGTTTCCTGATAGGTTGCGGACGTTGATGGAATGGGATAAGCAGAACGATTATGACAAATATCGGCACGTCTGGCTCGGTGAACCGGTACGGCACAGTGAAGCGCAAGTGTTTTTCGGACGCTGGAAGGTTGAGCCGATACCGGAACCAAAGGCGAACACCCGATTTTATTTCGGGGCAGACTGGGGTTTTGCAAACGATCCGACAACGCTTGTCCGGTGCTGGATTGAAGGGCGGCGGCTTTACATCGACAAGGCGGTCGGAGGCGTTGGGATTGAGATTGACCGCACACCGCAACTATTACGGCAGATTGAAGGCTCTACGAAATGGCCTATCACGGCAGACTGTTCACGGCCTGAAACTATCAGCTATATGAACCGCAACGGGTTTCGATGCCAGCCAAGCAAAAAGGGGTCAAACAGCGTAGAGGATGGGGTGGCGTTCCTGCGGCAGTTCGACATTATCATCTCGCCGGAACTCAAAGAGGTTCAGGATGAGTTTTCGCTATATTCCTACGTTATTGACAAAAAAACTGACGCTATAACTCCGATACTTGAGGACAAACATAATCATTACGTCGACAGCGTTAGGTATAGTTTGGAGGAACTTATGCGGCGCGAGCGTTCAGGTGATTCCGGCTTTCTTCAAATGGCATAAACGAAAGGCAAAAATGCACAGCAACCAGATAAACCAGCCAAATCCGACAGGATACACAAAGCTGTTTAAAGGCGCATACAAGCGTCGAGCCGTGCCAACTGAGGACAAGGGCGGCTTAACGTACATCGAAGGCAGGAGCGGCGAATATGACGCAAGGGAGCGCGAGCTAATCAGCGACCCGTATGCTGACGGGTGGAAGTGGGCAGAGGATAAAAAGCCGCTTCATACGTTTGCACCGCCTAAATTTGCAAAGGCATGGCGCAAAGCAGAGATATTAAAGCTGTTTGAATTAGGGTTCAAAGATTGCAATGAGTTGGAGGGCATGAAGAAATGAGCAAAACGAGACGCAGGCACGTTGTCGCCGGACTGTTTGATGACGGGACTGAGGTTGAATTTAACGGGTGCGGATGGTCACTCAAAGGCAAAGGCAAGCGGTATGATCGGCATGATGCAGACCAAGCCGCGTTTGATGTGAATTGCTCCGGTGACATTACGGCTTGGCGGGAAGAAGTTATTTAGACTCAATCTCAATAGTCTATTGAGACGCCGTCTAAACAAGCTAACTAGACAGAATCTAAACAACGTGGTATAGGTTTGAAATCTTTTAAGGGGGCATAATGGCAGACTATACCGGTCAAGGTTCAAATGAAGGCAGATTCAGGCAGACCAAGCACCGTCCCCGCACGGATGAGAGCGCGGGTTCATCGGCAAAGGCAAAGACAGATTTGCCGCTTGATTTGACGCGCAGGAACTCCATTTATGACGAACGTTGCGAGCAGATGGAAACAAACCTGCTGGCCGTTCAGGGTGGGCGCGAGTACGTCAAGCGTCGGCTCTCTCGTTTCTCTGGCGAATCCAAGATCGACTGGGAAGGCGGCACACGAGCAGACGGCGGGAAGGTTGACGGGCGAAAACAGCAAAGCCATTGCTTCCCATATGCAGGGAAGATTGTTGGCAAAATCAGTCAGCACGTTTTCAGCGACACACCGAAGCGAACAAATTGCCCCGACGAAATTCTTGAGGATGCAAGCGCGGATGGGAAGCCACTTAATGACCTAATGCGGCAGGCTAACGATTACCTGACGGCGTGTGGATGGTGCTGGCTTGGAGTTGATGCGCCGGTTATTGATGGGCAAATCAGCGTTGCCGAAAAGCAGACGAAAAAGGTGCGCCCATACATTCAGGTTTATTCTCCGCTCGAAGTGGTTGACTGGAAATTCGACGGCATCGGAGGCATCCAGTGGCTTATCACCGAGAGCAAGGTTGTCGAAAGCACGACGCCGGATAAGCCAGAAACAGAGTACACGGTGCGTCGAATCTGGACGGCGGGCATGGTTCGCATCGTCAAAATCTACGTTAACGAAAAGGGCAAATCTGTAGTCGAATCTGACGAAACGTACCCTATAAACTACAGCGGTGTTCCGTTTGTTCTTTGCGGCACAATCTGCGCGAAAGGCCACGCATTTGATGACATTGAAAGCGTAAACCGCACCATCATGGATTTGGAAAGCGTGAACCGTGCTAACTTCTTCAAGCGTTGCTATCCTCAGCTTGTGCTTCCGGTTTCATGCATACAGAACGCGGCAGACTCTTATTCAGCTACCGGACTGACACCCACCGAAATGATTATCGGGCTTAACTATCCAATTTTAGTCACGAAAGACGACCCCGCTCCGGCATACCTGATGCCGACAGCCTCAGACCTTGGCGCAGTTCGGACTGAGATACAGCAACTCAAATCCAATATGTTCGACAGCGTTGGTTTGATGCTTCAGCAGGAATCACGGCAGGTTGCGAGCGCGGAAAGTAAAGCGTGGGACTTTTTGGATGTGGCACAGGTCATGAGAGCGCGGGCTGAAATCCTAGAATCAGTTGAGCAGAAAGTCGCCGCAATAGTTAACGCATGGGACGCATCAATTCCGGCGTGGGAAGTTTCATATAACCGGCAGTTTGATATTGGCGACTTTGGCGCAGAGATTAATGCGCTGATTATGACCGCAAACGCCTCCATGCCGGCGGAGATGTATCGCATGGTATTGCGTAAGATATTCAACCGGCTTGACCGGCTTGGGTCGGAAGTCAGCGACGAACAGCGCAAAGAGATCGAAGCGGCTATTGATGAGTTTTCACCGAATGCTTTTGGCGGGATGCCGGATCTTGAAGCGGCGAAAACCGATGAAGATGACAAAGAAACAGATTTACAGGCTCCACCCGAGCCATGATCGGGCGATTAGGCAACCCACGGCCTTAAACGTGGTTAACAGGCGGTTACGGCCTTAACGTGACGGGAGAAACGAGACATGACGAAGGCAGAAAAAACAGCAAAGTTGAAGGAAGCAGGGCTGGACGATGCTACCATCGAAGCACTATTGGGCGGCGACAGTAACGAAAGTGAAATCGCGGCTCTGAAGTCTAAA